TACGACTCCTGTTCTGAAAAGAAACATTGAAAGTCTTGATGTAACTTCAACTACAATTCAACTTAGAAAACAGTATTCAGACATTACAGTAACCAATAATTCGTTTACTTCACCTAACGCTGGATCCAATCTTTTCTTCCAACCATTTGATGAAGAAAGATACTTCATTTCATATGATGATGGAACTATTGAACCATTGAAGTCGAGTCAGATGACTCTTGCTGCAGATAATAAAACAGTTACATTTGTTGGATTATCGAAATCCAGTGGAAAAGCGAATTTATTTGCAACTGTTCAAAAGGCAAAAGTAAAGAACAAACTTAAAAAGTCCAATGATGCGAACACGATTATTATTTCTCGTTCTAAGTATGAGTCATCTGGTATTGGAACAAACACTCTGAATGATGGTTTAACTTACAGTAGAGTTTATGGAACCAGAGTTCAAGATAGAAAGATCTCACTGAATGTACCAGAAGCTATAGAACTTTTAGCCGTATTTGAATCTAATGATGCAACAGATCCTGATCTGCCATCATTGACTCTTGGAGCTTTCTCTGGGCCAAGTGGTAACAACTCAGATCTGATTATTGGAGAAACTGTTACAGGTCTTGAGAGTAATGCAGTTGCCGTAGTTGTTGAAAAACCAAGCGCATCAACAATCGGTATTGTGTTCTTGAATGAAAACAGATTTAACGTTTCCGAAAGAGTTAGATCTTCAAAGTCTGGTGTAACTGCTCTTGTTGCAGCTACAACAAACGGTGACAAGAATATCACAAACCAATACTTCATCTTTACGAATGACAAATCAAATTATTATGATTATTCATACATTGAAAGAGATAAGAATGCACCAGAATCTAGAACAAGATTAAAGGTTGTATTTAAAAACCTGTATGTAGAATCAAGTGATGATGGTGATTTCTACAATGCTTCAAGTTATCCATCAGATTTAAACAGACAATTAATTCCAGTAAATCCATACTATAACGTAATCACTAGTGATTTAATTGACATCAGACCAAGAGTAAGTGAGTATGGTACTTCTTCTACAAGATCACCTTTTGATTTCTCTTCTAGATCTTTTGCATCGTCTGGTACAAATGTAAATGATCCATTAGTTCCAGATGAAACATTGATTGTTTCATACAACTATTATCAACCAAGAAGAGACAGATTGTTCTTAGATAAAGATGGTAAATTTACCTATGTTGTTGGGGTGCCATCTGATGATCCAACAGAACCAGAAACTGTTGATGATGCCATTGAAATTGCTAAGATTCTTGTACCTCCTTATGTGTATAACGTTAAAGACGTTATTGTACAAAGAAGCCCACACAAGAGATTCACAATGGCAGACATTGCTGGTCTCGAAAGAAGAATTGAAAACATTGAATATTATACTCAACTTTCTCTTCTTGAAACTGAAACCAGTAACCTGCAAATTGTAGATGCAAACGGATTAAACAGATTCAAGTCTGGATTCTTTGTTGATAACTTTAAATCACACGACGCTCACCATATCGCCCACATTGATTTCTCAGCTAGTATTGATACCAAGGATGGTATCTTAAGACCTGGCCACTACACAACTGCAATTGACCTTATTCCAGGGTCTCAGGCATTAGTTGGTGTAGGAACAACATCAAACTCAAACGTTGACCTTAACTTCATTAATGATATCGATGGTCAAAATATTAGAAAGACTGGTAGACTGATTACTCTCAATTACAATGAGCGTAGATATTTTGCACAACCATTTGCCTCTAGAGTTGAAAACGTAACTCCATTCCTGGTTACCTTCTATGCTGGAGAAATTGATCTGACTCCAAACTCAGATACTTGGATTGACACTAGAAGAGTCAATGCAAATACAGTAAGACAAACTGCTGCATACGATGCTTCGGTTGCAATTCTTGGAGTAAATGTTCAGACTGGATTCAGTGAAGTTAATTGGGGTGCTTGGGAAACAAACTGGACTTCTGAAAGAGTTGCAAACACAAGAATTGAAAGTAGTGTATCTCAAGGTGCAGCAAGAACTAACGTAACTGCTGTAGACTTCTCATCCAATACTTCTACTGTTGGTACATCAAACTTTAATGATCGTTCTGCTTCTGGAAGAAGTAACGTAACCATTACTGCACAAAATAATCTTACCAACTTAGCGACCAGAACAACCACAACCACGACTAGAGACACATTCACCTTAGAAAGAACGATGCAAGACATCGAAATTTCTACAGGTCAATCTAGAGATGGTATTCAGTGGCAGATCACTCCAACTGAAACAAGAGATACTTTAGGAGATAGAATCGTAAGTAGGGATATTATCCCATTTATGAGATCTAGAAACATTGAGTTTAGTATCTCTAAATTAAAACCACTTACTCTCTTCTATGGATTCTTTGATGGTATCAATGTAACTCAATACATTACACCAAAACTTCTGGAAGTTACAATGACTTCTAGAACATTCCAAGTTGGTGAAACTGTATTTGGTTATACTCCAACAGAATTGAGAAATGGTTCACCTCCATCTTTTGTATTCAGATTATGTACTCCTAATCATAAAGAAGGGCCATTTAATAGCCCAACAAACAACTATGGCGTTAATCCATATGTAAATAATGCAACCATTCCAGCAAACTATTCAACTTCATCAACCCTGTTGAATGTTGATACATTTAGTTTGTCGTCTGAAGCTCAAGGCCAATTCAGAGGTCAAGCTAGAAATGGTATGTTATTGAGAGGTCAAACCAGTGGAGCTCAGGCGACTGTTTCTAACTTAAGACTCATTAGTGATTCTATTGGAAAACTCAAAGGTTGTTTCCTTGTTCCAGATCCTAATCTGTCATCAAATCCAAGATGGGAAACTGGTACAAAGACTCTCAAATTCACAACAAGTTCAGTTAACACATTAATTGCTGGTCTTGTAACGAGTTCAGCTGAGGTTAACTTCTATGCTCAAGGTGAATTGCAAACAGTTCAAGAACAAATCCTGAGCACTAGAGTTCCACAAATTCGTAGAATTGATCACACGGAAACTAGAGTTTTAAACAACACAACTACAAGACAACTCGGACCAGACAGATTAACAGTTAACACTCAAACTTTAGCACAAGCTGTAGATGTAGATACTGCTACAATTGCAACGCAACAAGTTACTGGTGTTGATATTGATGTATTGGAACAAATCACCAATATCACAAACGTTACTAACGTTACTAACGTTACTAATAATAACAACTTCTGGAGAGGTGACCCTCTTGCTCAAACATTTACTGTCGGTGAAGCAACAGGTGTATTCTTGACCAGTGTTGATATATTCTTTCAATCCAAAGATGATACATTACCTGTTGTTCTTCAACTTAGAACAGTAGACACTGGATTACCAACGTCTAAGATTCTGCCTTTTAGTGTAGTTGAATTAGATCCAAGTAATGTCAATATTTCAGATAATGCTTCTGTATCAACAAGATTTACTTTCAGTTCTCCAGTATATCTTGCTGGAGAAACTGAATATGCTGTGGTTCTTCTGAGTGATTCAACCAATTATAGAGCTTGGATTGCAAGAATGGGAGAGGTTGATATTTCAACCGTTGGATTACCAGATGCTCAACAAATTATCATTAGCCAACAACCATATCTCGGTTCTCTCTTCAAGTCACAAAACGGTGGAACTTGGGATCCAAGTCAATATGAAGATTTGAAGATGACCCTGTATAAGGCTGTCTTTGACACCAGACCAGGAGCTGCTAGATTCTTTAACCCAGTTTTAAGTGAAGGTAACAGCCAGGTTATTACTCTTCCTTCAAACCCAATTGAAATTCTTTCTAGAAGAGCAGTTGTTGGTCTCGGAACCACCTTTGCCGCTCCAGCCGGTTTAGTTCCTGGTGTAACAATTACACAATCTGGTAATCTGAATGCATCAGCTAAACTCGTTTCTACAGCAGGTATCGCTAGTGTTGGAACTCAAACGTTCTCAATTATTAATGCTGGAGTAGGATATACTCCTTCGAGTGGAAGTTTGACTTATTCCAGTGTTCCATTAACGGCATTAACTGGTTCTGGTGTTGGAATGGTTGGTAACGTTACTGTTACAAACGGTGAAATAACTGGTGTAAACGTAACTAATGGCGGAAGAAACTTTGCAGTTGGTGATACGGTTGGTGTAACAACTCTTGGTTTGGGTAACGGAAGTAGAGCAATTCTGGCAGTTGGAATTGTAACTTCTCAAAATACTCTTATCTTAGACAACATTCAAGGTTCATTTATAACTGGTGTTGGCACAATTACATACAACAACGGATCTAATGTCGTTGTCGTTGGTAATGGATGTACGATTAGTTCCTTCACTGTTGATTCTACTTATGATGGTCTGCATTTCAAGGTACTTCATCGTTCTCACGGAATGCACGCCTTCAACAACCTCGTTACAATCTCTGGCGTAGATTCTGATGTACCTGTAACAACACTCACTGCAGATTATGATGCAAACTCAACTGCAAACATTTCTGTTGTTTCATCTTCTAACTTTGATACCTTTGAAGGAGTTGGTGTTGGTACAACTAACTATGGATACTTGAAGATTGGTAATGAAATTGTTGCTTACACCGGCACTTCTTCTGGGGCTATTACAGGAATCACAACCAGAGGAATTGATGGAACCAGAGCGTTCACTTATCCATCTGGTACAGAAGTTAGAAAGTATGAATTGGGCGGCGTCTCGTTGAGAAGAATCAACAAGACTCACGATATGAACAATCCTGCAGTGACTGTTCCAAACGCAAAAGATCTTGACTATTATCACCTTAAGATTAATATGTCTCAGAATGGAACCAACAGAAGCGGTGGTTCTTTACCAGACAGATACTTTACAAGTACAAAACAAACTGGTGGAACAACAATTACAGCTACACAAAACATTCAATTTGAAACTCTGACTCCTAATATTCAAACCTTAACGCCTCCTGGTACATCACTCTCTGGTAGAGTAAGAACCACTTCTGCTACCAGTATTGGTGGATCTGAGGAGTCATTTGTTGACAATGGTTTTGTATCTGTTGACCTTGCAGGTCAGAATACATTTGATACACCTAGAATGATTGCTTCTAATGTGAATGAAGCGAATAAGTTGTCTGCATTACCAGGCAACAAGTCATTCACGCTTGAAACAATTCTGGTATCTGGAGACTCAGACGTATCACCAGTGGTTGATCTGGACCGTGTAAGTGTCATCGCAACCACAAATAGACTGAATAGCCCAGTTTCTAACTTTGCAACTGACTCTAGAGTCAAACTGACAGGTAAGGATCCTTGTGCTTCAACATATGTTTCTAGACTGGTTGTTCTGGAAAACCCAGCAACTGCACTTAGAGTTCAACTCTCTGCCTATAGAAGACCATCAGCTGACATTCGAGTATTCTACAAGATCATTTCCGAGGGTTCTACTGAGAATAGTTTGAATCAAAACTTTGAACCGTTCCCAGGTAATAACAACTTTACTCAATCTGGATCTGTTCTGAATGTATCTCTGAAAGATGGTAAACCTGATAGAGTAACAACTCCAAGTTCTGATCTTTCATACAAAGATTATCTCTTCACCAGTGGCCCTCTGCCTAAGTTTACCAAGTTCCAAATTAAGATTGACATTGTGGGAACCAATCAGGCAGAACCACCATACATCAAAGACCTTAGAGCTATTGCCCTTGCATAATGACTGAATACGTTCCCGTTGAAGGATTTTCTGGTCTCTACAGAGATTCCAATTCAAAAGCAATTGTAAATAGGAACAGAAGTGCCTATGAAAACTACATTGCAAGAAGAGATGCATTAGAAAAAAAGAATCAGGAATTTGAACAGATGAAAGAGGACTTAGATAATGTAAAGGGTGACATTACAGATATCAAAGATATGTTATCTGTTATAGTCCAGAAACTAAATAGTTAGAAAAAGGCAGATAGATGGCTCAACCAAGTTCAAGACAAGGCCTAATTGATTATGCCAAGAGACAACTTGGTTATCCTGTTTTGGAAATCAACGTTGCTGATGAACAACTCGAAGATCTGTTAGACGATGCCGTTCAAGTGTTTCAGGAGAGACACTATGATGGTATTGCAAGAATGTATCTTAAGTACAAGATCACTCAAGCCGATATTGATAGAGGTCGTGCAAGAGGAGCTAATTCTACTGCAGGTATTACAACGACTACAACCACTGCAACGATTGATGGGTCTTCTGTTTCTTTTGCATTAGAAGAGAACAATAATTACATTCAAATTCCTGCTTCAGTTATTGGTATCAATAACATCTTTAGAATTAGATCAGATACCGTGTATGATGGTCTGTTCAATATTCGATATCAACTTTTCTTAAACGATCTGTATCAGTTTAGTTCTGTTGATCTTCTTCAATATTCAATGGTTCAAACCTATCTTGAAGATATTACGTTCTTGTTAAATCCAGAAATCAGATATCGTTTTAACATTCGTCAAGACAAACTCTATATTGATGTAGATTGGTCTCAGGTTACTGTTGGGGATTATTTCATTCTTGATTGTTTCCGTATTCTTGATCCAAATGATTTCACAAGAGTTTATAACGATCCATTCTTGAAGAGATACTTCACTGCACTTTGCAAGAAACAGTGGGGTATGAATTTAATTAAATTCCAAGGTGTTCAACTTCCTGGTGGAGTTCAACTGAATGGAAGACAAATATATGAAGATGGTGTTAGAGAGTTAGCTGAAATTGAAGCCAAGATGCCATCGACATATGAAATGCCACCTCTTGATATGATCGGATAATGTTAAATCCTTTTTTTCTTCAAGGTTCTCAAAGTGAACAGAACTTAGTTCAGGATCTGATTAACGAACAACTTCGTATGTATGGAGTTGAATGTTATTATATTCCCAGAAGAATCCTGACTAAGAAGACGATTATTCAAGAGGTCATTCAGTCTGTGTTTGATCAGGCTTTTCCTCTGGAAACTTATATCGCCAACTTTGAGGGTCCATCTGGAGTTGATATTCTTACTAAGTTTGGTATTCGTGCCACCGATGAGTTTAATCTTATTATCTCAAGAGAAAGATTTGAAAGTTATATTACACCGTTCTTAAAAGATGCACAAGAAGATTATGAACTCACTCGACCAAAAGAAGGTGATTTGATTTATCTTCCTCTTGGAGAAAAACTTTTAGAAATCAAGTTCGTAGAACACGAAAGACCCTTCTATCAGTTGCAAAAGGGTTATGTTTATGAATTAA